TCTAATCCTTTTTGTAACTGAGGGCTCTTTTCATAACCAGGTGGATTAGAAAGAAGATCATCTATTCTATCAGTCATATTTTTTGCAATTATACCTACTCCTTCCTTTTTCCCTTCCTTTGTAAATAAGTTAACTTCGCTGCCATCCTCTCTAATAATAGGAGCAATTGTTAATTTACCAGATCTAATAGATTTTAGTTTATTATTATTCTGTACTCTAAATTCTTGATTAATCTCCATTAGATTATTTACTTCTTCATCTGTTCTTGTTGGGTCTGCTTTTTTAAATTTTTCTATTAAATCAGTTTTTTGTTTGTCAGTAAGAGGTGGAGTTTCTTTTATCACCAAACCATCTTTACCGCCTAATTGAACACCCGGTGCTTCATAATCATCATCACCAGGTTTACCTTTACCTTCAATCTCTACAGTTTCTATTTTAGTTGGTTTTGCAGGTTTTCCGTTTTCGTCAACATGAATAGCATTAGGTGCCACACTTGCCCCTGACATTCTTTTAGCAGAAGCATTTAAAGGAAATTCAATACCTAGTCTTTCGGCTTCATCAAGAAGATTTTCCTGAAACTTACTTTTATCTCCACCTATAGTACCTTTATCTGGTAAACCAGTTCGTTTATTAATACCGTCTTTATCCGCATCCGTTGGTTGTCCTAAATAAATTTTATTTGTTTTTGTACCGGTGGCATTTCTATTAATACCAGCATCTTTTATTAGATTCTCTATTGCTTTCTTTTTATCTGCATCGGTTTCAGCAGTTTCATAATCATTTAATGATTTAGCTACCTTCTCTGCCTCTTTTCTTTGTTTAGGATCTTTTATTTTTTTTATTTTTTCAGCTAATTTAAATGTGCTAGGCGATTTCTTTTTATCAATTTTAGAAATATCAAAATCTTCAGTTTTCTCAGTAGGTTCTTTATCAACATCCTCTCTTCCGGTTTTTATCCACGATTGAGTCTGTTCTTTAGACTTAAATGTTTTTCTATCACCGTTAGCATCCTGCCCTCTAAACCCTGTTGAGGTTTTCCAAATTTCACCACTCTTTCTATTATCTTCTACAATAACTTTACCTAAATTAATAAAGTTGTTATAGTCTAAAACTTTATCTTCAATTAATAGTTCTTCAGCGTTAGGTAAAAGAGATTCATTGGTTGATTTGATTTTTAAGTAATCATCAAAAGTTTTAAATTTACCATCATCTTTTGTTTGAATTACATCAATCACTTTATCTACCATTTTATTAAAATCTTCAATAACTGATGGTGTCATAATATTACCGGTGTTCTTTCTTTTCTTTTTTAAAGAACCTAACATTATTTTAAATAAGTCTTTTAGTTTAGGATTACTATTAAGGATATCTTTAGTTCTTTGGCTCGGTATTAATTCTACATTTAAATCAAATTCATCACCTTTTGCAAACTCTGCCTTTTCAATATCAATCTTTGTAATATCCTTACCTCTCTTAGTAACATAGTCATTAAAAATATTAGATACCAACTCTATGTATCTCATATCTTCAGTATCACCTAGAATCTCATGTTTCTTAATTCCCCTTTCTTCTATAAATGCTAAAAGATCTAATAAAATAATTTCATTAATATCAGCTGGCATTTTTCTTAAATCAATAGGCTCCTTTTCTTTCATAAGATTAATTGTATAAGGATCTATTAACTTAGCTGCAATTACTTGTTTAGTACCTGACTTATAAAACTTAAAGATAATTGATTCAATCGGTTTCTTTAAATCATTTTGTAAAGTAGTAGACTGAATAGAAGGATTTAAAATCTTTAGTAAGTATTCAGCAAATGAGTTTGTATTAAATATAGCAGATTGATCTTCTTTAGGAGTATCTAAAAATTTAGTTATCTTTTTCTTTTGGTCTTCGGTTAGATAACCTTTAAATATTGGAAGAAGCGCAGTTACACCTAATGCATTAGCCCAGTCATTTAATACTCTAGGATCCTCAATAACCTTTAAGACTTTACCTGAAGGTGATGTAACTGAAATGTGACTAAGTACCAAATTATTTTTAGGTAACCTATCATAAGTAATAATCCCAGGACTATTATGTGGAAAGTACTGAAAGCAAAACATCCAGTTGTCTGGAATGGACGATAAATTTTTAGTGACTATTGATTTTATATAATGTATAGGCTTTTCATAATAAACCATCATGGTTCTATCAATGAGATTAATAGGCCTATGGTTTTTACCTTTATAAAAATTAATTCCTTCACCGCTCTTCTTAAAAGAAAAAGAAGAACCTGATAACTTTTCAGTTACCACTAAATAGTCTTTAAAAAGATCTTCAATTAATTGCTTACCAGTATCTTTATAAATCTGAGTTAACTCTTTCATTTGCTTATTTTATATTATCAATTTATATATTCTTCCCTTTAATAGCTATATAGAAAAAGGATGGCACTATACCTATCCTTTATCATACTCCACTACTTTCAGAGTATATACAAATACTACAAATATTAACTCTTAATACAGGTGATCTATATAGGTGTATCTACTATTTTATCTACCATACTTCATAATACCTAGCAATTGATTAATTGCAGCAAAGGTACCTGTTAGTTTGTAAATTTTTCCTTTATATTTAAATACGATTCCCTCAGTTGGAAATATTGATTCTATTCCACCGATTCTGTCAAGCCTTGCCAATTCAGCTTCAACCTTTCTTACTTGATCGGCGCCACCTGTCTTTTTGATTTTACTCCCGGCTGTTTGTATCTGGGATCTTAGCCTTTGTGCTTCATCAGATGGATTTGCCGCTAAAAAGTCAGATGCATTTTTTAGAATCACAGATCCTAGTTCTAAAAACAGATCCTCAAAAGGTCTAATGTTTTCTTTATACTTTTTAGCAACATCTTCTTTATCAAACTTTTTAACTAATGCAGCTTCCTTAGGCCCAATTTGCTTAGCAAGAGATCTCATATTTAAACTCTTCTTATCACCGTATGCCCATCTCTTAAGTAAACCTTCTTTTACATCTTGAGATAATGTAGGAAATTGTTTATCAATTAATTCTCTCCACCACATTTCGTGATATTTAGCAACCTCATCACTATCAGTTAAACCGTATCTTTTTTCTAAAGCATTAACTTGGTTTATAAATCTTTTCTTGTTTGTAGTAAAATCTAAATCTTTTTGTAATTTAATAACCCTAGGTGGAATTATTTTAAAAGTTTTACCAATATCAGATTCAACCTTTTTGAGTATATCTGCAATTTCTTTTGCAGGTTTATTATTAGTACCTGTAATATTTCCATTTCCATCCGTTTCCTTTATACCATGAAATTGAATAACATCAGTATCATAATGAATAACATTAGGGTTTTGTGAATAGATTAACTCCATGTTCATAAAGTCTTTTCCATTCTTAAAATACTTTTCTTGGTCAGCTGGTGAAAGGTTCATTAATAACCTACCCAAATCCTGTGCAGCAAATTGAAAAGTATCTTGTACCAATTTACTGGCATGACCTTCAAACTTATTCTTAAATTCAGAAAGAGTCATTGGATTCTTTAACTCTCCTTTGTTTCTTGCAAATTTAACTTCACCGTCTTGGATAGTAGCAAATGCATTTTGACCATCGGTCTTTTCAGTTGCATCTTCTTCAAAGTTTAATTCACCTCTAAGACCAGCATCTATCATTGCCTTAAAATCACCAAAGGTTAAATCCTTATCATCAAATGGATGAGCCATATGACCAGCAGCACCACCTTCAAAAAGAAATGGCTGACTTTTATCGGCCAGCCATTGTTCAAACAGTTTTATATGTTTCATATTGTTATTATATTAAAATACAACCATAGGCCCAACATCGCTATCATCTATTCTAACAAACTTAAGTCTGGCTCTTTTCAATGATTTAATTAAATCATCAAAGGTTTTGTCATACTCCTCTAAAGATTCACCATCAATAATGTATTTGAATTTTAGGCCTAATTCTTGATATTTTTCATCATCAGTATCCATTTGGGCAATTTGTGATGCACCATATTCTCTAGCAATCTTATCTTCTTTAGCATTGCCAATATTCATTGAATAGCTGGCTTCATTTAAATTTTCATTTACAAATTCTGCAAATTTTAGTATACTACTCATATCTTTAGTTCTTGTTTTATTACGATCCCATCGTAGATTGTAAAGCTCCGACCATTGCGCCGTAATCTTCACCATACTTCTTAAGTAATCCTTCAGCCGTTTCAGTTGCTTTAGTTTCATCAAACTCATCTCCGAACGCATCTTTTAGAATAGACATCGCATATTCTTTAAATTCATCCGCAGATTTAATTTCTTTTTCTTCTACTTTAGCTTCTTTAACAACTTCAGTACCATCAGCAAGATCATCAGCTTCACCTTTTACAGTAGATGTAATCTTTTGGTCTTTAGTAACAAGTTCTTCACCTTTAGATGCAGGTTGTTCTTTTGGTTTACCCATATCCATTATATCTCCAGCAATACCTGCCGCAGTTTCTGAACCATCACCACCTTCTGCTGGAATTGCAATTCCATCATCTCCTGCTTCTTCATCAGCAATTTCATCACCTTCAACTTTAGTAATTACTTCACCAACACCTTCTTCAACAGTTTCCTCTTCTTCAGCTTCAACGTCTTCCTCTTCTTCATCAACAGAATTATATGCCTCAGTTACGAAATTTGCAAATGACATGATTCTTGATTCATTCTTGTCATCATCGTCATCATCGTCATCTTCTTCTTCTTTGTCATATTCAACGTCTTTCTTTAATGCGTCAATTTCAGCATCATCAGATTTAACAGCTCCTTTGTAATGATCTTCCTTTTCTTTATCATCTTCATGGTCAACTTTAACATCTCCCTTATCTTCTAATTCATCACCTTTCTTTTCATCTTCTTCACCTTCATCTTCATCATCGTCTTCAGCAAGAGGCTTAGCAGATGCAGCTACAGGAACAGCATAATCTTCAGGCTCTTCATCATCATCATGATATTTAACATTCTTATTAACTGTAACTTCCTTTTCTTTAATGAAATCTTCAAAAGCCATAATTCTTTTAGTAGCGGCTGGAGTTTCTTCTTCCTCAGCAGCAACCTCAACACCATCTTCATCTTCTACTTCATCAGCTTCAGCAGGAACTTCTTTAGTAATTTCTTGATCTTTTGTTACCAAATCATCTACTTCTTCAGTTTCTTCTTCTTCAGCAACTTCACCTTCTGTACCGACTTTATCTTCCTCTTTATCTTCTTCGGATTCTAATGATCTAGGTTCACCTTTCTTTTTAACTTCATCAGCTATATCCTCAGCTCTATCTTCTTCAAGTTCATCTTCAGAGATATCTTGCTTTGGTGTGAATTCTTTAATAATACCTTCTAATTTAGTTAGAAGATTTTTTTCTTTCTTTAATTCTTCAACACTGTCATATCCCATTTTTTTAACAAGATCCATTACAGCATCGTGATTAGCATCAGCAGATTCATTGATTGAATCACCGGCTTTAGCCATCATTGAAAACTTTTTGATTGGTTTCATTATAATTATCTTTTTTTGATTCTTTTTTTATATATCCATCTCTCATGAGAAAGATATTCTATATTAGTATCTAACATTCTGTACCTCAAAAGGAAACTTTTCTTCTTTATAAATTTTCCTTCTTTCCATACCATGCCTATATATGTAATTAACCCAGTCATGGTCATCTGCTTTATATCGGAAATCGTCAATAAAGTCATATATTTTTACAACATCCTTAGCGGCATGCTTTCTTAGACCCCTACCTATTGATTGTCTAATAATAACTTCTGATTTAAAAGATTCAGTAAAAAATATGTTATGTATATTTTTAATTGATATACCAGTAGAAAAGGTGCCGTATGATGCTACAATTATAACATCATCATTCTTTTCCATTCTTTTCTTAAACTCCTCTCTAAAATCAGACTTAACAGATCCATCTACATAATATACCTTTTTGTCTGTTATTTTTCTAAGCTGTTTATATATTTTTTCACCATAAGCGATTTTATGAAATAATACTAATGAATTAGATGTGGATTTTTTTATTACTTGACAAATAAAATCTAGCCTCTTTTCATTTTCATTAATAAAGTTTTGCTCTAAACTAAATAACTTTTGTCTGTCATAAGGGTTTTTAGATAGAGAGGAAAATGCTTCTTTCTGAGAATCTGTTGCATAGTCCATGTGAATCTGTAATACTTTACATTTTGCAATATACCCTTCATCTTGTAAATGAGCAGCCTTTACTTGTGTAACTAATGGTCCCATAGCAGACATAAGACTTAATCTGTTTACTGTTCCTCTCTTAGGAATAGTACCACTTAAACCAAATCTATAATCACAATGCCAACATTTATCCATAATCTTTTGTATGGAGTTGGCTTTTGCTTTATGCGTTTCATCTACAAATACTGCATCAAATTGACTAAAGTATTCTTCATCTTTTTTAGTCAATGATTGATATGTACCAATAACTACATTAGAACTTTTTCTTAATTTAACACCGGCATAAATCTGTTGAATCTTAATAGGAACTCTACCTTTATTGTATTCTTCAAAATCTCCACTTGCCTGTACCACTAAACTTACATTAGGTACAATCATTAGGATTTTCTTTTTACCTAACTGCTCCATCATATAAGCCAATACCATAAATGATATTAAGGTTTTACCTGCGGATGTTGCCAATTCAGCTAAACACCTTCTATACTTTAAAATTTTAAGAGCAGCATCAATTTGATAATCTCTAGGTTTAATTTCAGAAGTAGCAAAAAATTCATCTACCCAAGCTCTAAATATTTCTTCTTCTATAGAAGTATCAAAAATATCAGTAATTCCATTTAATGTAAATTGATAATCATATTCTTTACAAATATCAATTACCTCTTTCCATAAGCCTGCAGGAATTTTATTTCTTTTGATAAATGAAATGTTACCGTCCCATACCTTTTTCTTTACTAGAGGGTGGAATCTCCATCCTTCTATTTTCTTAGTAAGACTAGATTTTAACTGTTCATATTCCAATTCGGTACATGAATCAATTACTAAAAACTTTTTATTTTCCGACAGAGATAATTCCATTAAAATTCTTTATCATCCAGATTAATTCTGTTTCTTATTGCAAATGCCATGTTATCTAATGTCTTAATACATTCATAATAATAATCTATATGAGATTGTAACATGTCTATTTGAGTTTTTAAAGAGGATAGATCAGCTTTAATAAATTGATGTTTTTCACCATTAGTTAACTTAACATCATAATTAATAGAATACTCTCTGTATTGATTTTTATAATACCTATCCCACGTAGCATTCCTTTTGTATATTGTAGTTTTAAAATCAGTTACCTTATCTAATAAGATCTGTCTATATGATAACATTCTTACTTGGCATTCTGATAGTTCATTCATGTTTTTAAGCTTAGCAACAAGATCTTTAATTTTAGACTTCCATTCATCTCTATCGTTGCCTAGTCTAATTTCTAACTGTTCGTTAGCTTCTTTTATTTGTGTATCGTCAAATGCCATTAAAATATTCCTTTATCGTTATTAGTCTTTTTATATTGTTTGATCTTAGGTTGAAACTTTCTTTTAGGTTGAGGTAAAGAAAATTTTGTTTTTACTTCTTCCGCTTCTATTTTTTTAAACTTAGTAAATAGTTTAATCTTTTTCTTAGAAGTTTCTAAGTCATCGTAAAAATCATCAAACTGTTCTGTCACAAAATCATTATAATTTTTTATCATATAAATATGAGATCTAAGTGGTTATTTGTAAAATATTTATCCAACTCATTTAAGCACCCAGTTCTATGCTTATATTCATATTTAACCAGATCATTTAAATCTTTTACTTTTTTGGAAGGTATTCTAAAATCTTTTAAAAATTTATCCCACATAAAAACAGTGTTACCGTTTTTCAGTTTTTGTATCATTTTAGATTTACCTTCAATATCATTATCAAAGAAATATCTAACAGTTGGTATTTCATCAAAATCTAATATTTGCTTTTTAACACCAGTAAGACCAATGGTATTAGACATGAAGAAAGAATCTATAGGACCTTCAAATACTGTAAACTCTCTACTTAAATCTGTAGTAAGAATACCAAAGATCATAGATATCTTATTAAGAGAATCTAATTCTTCTTCTGTTACATTTAGAGGTTTCTTTAGCCTATCATATATTCTTTCTATATTCCATGTTTTATATTTAGGGCCACCGTTATCATCAAGTGCTCTTACTTGAAAACCTATAATCTTGTTAGCAGAATTTAAATTAAAAACATAAAGTTCTTTTCTCCTAGGGTCATATCCAAACTTTTCAGTTTTATGATGGAGTAATCTACTCTTAAGATATGGATAAGCTCTATATGTTAAAGAATTAATTGGATAAACATTAAAACCTAATGCAACTTCATCAAATGATAATGATAATTTATTTGCCTTTTCAAATAAATGAAATTCTAAAGTTTCACCTAATGAAAAGTTTTTACGGTTTTCTTTAATGAAATTAATTACATCAATACGATCTTCTCCTTCAAAATTTAAATTATGGTCTTTAAGAAATACATCTAAACTTTCATGGGCAGAGCAATTATAACAATGGAATTGTAAATTATTCCAATATAAGTTACCTCTTTTCTTTCTAGGAGAGTCATGAGAATCACCACAGTAAGGGCATGCAAAATTTAGTCTTTCTTTACTTTCTAATATTCTTCTTTTTTCTGGATGAGAATGGTTTTGATGAAGAACTCGGACCACCTTATCGATGATCCGAGCTTTCATTTCAGAAGATATTGTTACTTCTGTTGCCATACTTATTAAAGATCTAACCCATTAATAAAATCATCGAAATCATCTCCTTTAGAAGAATCTTCGGTTTTTGTTTCTGTTGCAGTAGTTGCAGCAGTTTCAGTTACCTTGGTTGCAGCAGCTTCTGCTTTCTTAGGTTCTGGTGTTGACACCGATTGAGTTACTGTTTCGATTGAAGCACCTGGGTTACTAAATTGCGAAAGAACTCCCATTACTTTAGTTCTCTGCTCATCATTCCATGGTCTATAATCAAAATTTGCCAATTCAGGTGCGTCTTTGATGTAATCCAAAATTGCAGTTCTACCAGCATCATCAGCAGTAACTGATTCACCATTGATTGTCATAGCAGATCTACTCCCTTGAAATTTAGAAGAATCGTAATTAGGATAACCACCTTTCTTTGAAATTACTAATTCAAAATTCTTTCCTTCAAAAGGATCGAATACTTGAGTAGGTTCATCAAATTGTGGATTCAGTTCTTCATCAATTTTAGTTTTGATTTTATAACCAAACTTCATGATTTTAACTTGTCCTTCAAGATCTCTGTTTTGTGGATCTTTTACAATTTGTACCAATGCATAAAATACTTCTCTACGCTTAAGTCCCTCTGACATCTTTTTGTCTACTGCAGATTCAGAATTTCTAAGTTTGAAGAACATGTCTTGTACAGCACATTTATCTCCAACCGTTGAAGGTGAGTCTACATAAAAACCGTTGCCATCTCTATCTTCTAACCAATAGACATATTTACGAACGAAAGGTTTACGTGGATTTTTTACATTAGGAAGAAACCTAATTAATGAACGGTAAGTACCGTCTTGTCCCTGATCGGGTTTTGGTGTGTACAGATCACTACTTGGTGTAGGTCTGTCTCCAGTGTCAAGGTCCTTGACGCTTACACTGAAAATGTCGAATTCATTTGCCATTTTAATTGCCTTTTTATTTGTTTGTTATTTATTTAATTTAAGCCATAACAAAGCATTGCCTATTTAACTTGCCCGGGAATTGCCAATATACTTTGCCTTGTTATATGCCAGTTTAAAAGTCCCTGAATAATCAGTTCCTTTGTTATTTATATATTCATATCTCTATTTAGTTTCAGACTAAACAGAACTTTTTTATTGTAAAATAGCAGTTATATCATTTTCCCTGATACTGAATATCTTTTCACCATCATAATCAAATTCTGTTCCTGCTAAATCATGAAACAATACCTTAACACCAACTTTAAAGTCAGCATCTTCCACATCTTCACCTACAGATATGATAGTACCAGAATAAGGTGGTGCATACTGTCCTTCGGTTTTTGGTACGTATATGCTGCCGATTTTTTCCGGTTGTTCATCTTTTTTAAGAAATATTCTATTTTTTATTGCCTTTATCATAATTTTCTGAAACTAAGTTCTAAACTCTATATATAAAATATACTAAATTGAAGGAAGAGAAGTATCTAGTTATTAGCATTAAAGTATTTAGTGGTTTTTAAGTATAAAGTATTCCATGATCACTTCCTTTCTTTATTTGCATTTAAAATAAAATATGCATCTACTAAATCATCAATAGGCTTAGGGATCTTTTCTGAAAAGTCCTTACCTTGAGTCCATTTCCACAATTTAGTTTTTCTTAAATCTTTATCGTTTAAAACATCGTCCTGGAAAGCCTTAATCATATAATGCTTGTTTGCATTACCTTTACCTGCTAATTTCTTTACATGTGATGGCTGATAAATAGAGATATTTTCTACACCCCAAGAATTAACAATTTCATTTCTTAAAAATGTATTATATTGAACTATATCTATAAATGAATTTCCTTTAGATCCATAAGAGAATCCTTCTAATGCTACTTTATGAGAACCTGTACCATAAAGAGTAATTAAAATGTTGCTAATTAATTCTGCTATAGATTGACCGTCTGTGAGTTTCTCCCGTTCTCTAAGTAAAAAGTCTTTGTTTTGTACATGCCTATAATAAGGAAACCCTAATATAGTTTTATTGTCTATTAATTCTTTATGAGTCTGAAATGCTTTAGGTATTTTGCGACCTTCTTCATCCCATATTCTATTACCATAGTTAAAGAATGTAATAAATGTATAATTGCCTTTATGGTCCTGCGTACATGTACCTGGACTATTAAGAGAAAAATCTATACCTGTGTAAATCAATTATATTGGATTAAAGTCTTTTACCTAATACTGCTCCTAGTGCAGCACCAACTAATCGACTGGTTAGTAAATCATATAAGGCACCTTTAGTAATACCTAATACTTTTGCAATAGCCTTTCCTACTGCCTTTCCTAAAGCAAAACCAGTAAGACCACCAAAAATAGAACCTAATATACCTTCATTAACAATTTCTTCCATTGCTTTTTCTAAGTCTTTACCGTTGTTATGATCTTCTATTAATCTATCTACAACAGCATCAATCGCAGCTTCATGTTCTTCTGTTAATTCATGTGACTCTGTGAGTAACTTTTGTATATCTAAAGTATCATCTTTAGATTCAGTAAGATAGTCTTTAAATGTTTTCATTGCTTTTTCTATTTGTTTATATATTAAGTTAAATTAACATTAGTTTCTAAGATGTTATAACTAAATGTAATATCAAAAGTTTGGAATTCTATTGTATTACTAGAAAAGTTTAAATCTAATGCGCTTACGCCAGTCATTATCATATCCTTTAACTGGCATGTTACAAAAATATTACCTTCACCATCAATCATTTGTAAACCTATACCTTCAGGTACAAACGGTTCTTTACCACTTCTATTGTAATAATATTCAAATACTTCAATAGCCATCCAATAATTTACCCAGCCATCAAAGGCTTGCATAGTAACAGTTAATTCCTTATCAAATAATTCTTGTTTAGGCAAACTTGTTCTAAACCTTCTTGTATTACCTGGGAAGTCATTTTGTGTAACAGGATCAAAACTAGGCCCCGGTAGATTCATGGATTGTATTCCATAATTAAAATAGTCAATAGGTTCTTTAATCATAGAACCTGGCATCCTATTTAAATATGGCTTATACTTATCTGCAATTTCCTTCGGTATAAAATTTCTAGGAAATTCAAATTTAAATTGATTATTTCTTGCACTTAATATCATCGTAGCTCATCTTTAATATTAAACATTGAACTCTTAATATCATTTATAGAAGTATAGACTGGGTTTGCTTTAGTATTATATTCTTGTAAATTAGTAGCAGCTTGCTTATAATAGCGTACTTTCTTTGCTTTAGTACTTTCTTTAACTACTGCCTTTTTAATTGATTCAATTTGTTGCCTTTTCTTCTTAAGTTCTTCAGCTCTCTTTTGTACAAGCTGAGCATCTTTTAATGCAATTTCAGATTCAGCTGTACCTAACTGCTCAGTTAATGTAGATACTTGATTTGTTAATTCTTCATTAGATGCCCTTAATGCATTAATAGTAGTTATTTGTTCTTCATCTAAGGATATCATTTTAGCTAACTCAATTTCGTAGTTTTTAATAATTTTTTGTAAACCTTCTAATTCTCTAGCATATAATAAAGCCTGCTCTTTAAACTTGACAGACATGGCCTGTTTGGCTTCGTCCTGTACAGTTAAAAATGTACCTGTATATAAAACACTTTCGTCACTCACACCACTCTCATCCTCCATTCTGGTAGAAATATAAAAGTTCTGATTATCTAATGCTAAAATCTTTTTTGAATCTTCTTTATTAATTCTAAATAAAACTTGACCTTGTGATAAATCAACATCCTTTACTTGAGTCCAATTAGGAATTCTTATTTCATCATTAGCACCAGTAAAAACTAATGTAAGAATACCGACATTACTTAAGTCAATTGGTGTATCCTCCATTTCACCATCTTTACCAGTTTCATCAAATAATGTAAAGATAACATAATCATCAAATGGTGATATTCTAATTACTCCTTCACCCTGTGGTAATGGTTCACTAGTTGGATTAAGAGATGTAAACTTTTTATAATATTCTCTTTCTTTTTTAGTTACTGATATATTAGTCTGTATACCAACCGGTTTAGTTGTGATAGCCGGTTTAGTAAGATTAGCCTTTGATATAGTTTTTGATTTATTCTGTTGTACTGCCATCTTCTTCTGTTATTGTTTGTATTTTAGCTGGGGAAATTGCAGCCTTTACATTTATTCTATCTCTAAATGAAGTAACATATTTAGTTTTTACTACTAATTGCTCAACTACTTGATCAGATGTTTCTCCGGGCTTATCAATGTTACCATTTGTTACAATTAAATTTTCACCATCATCGGCTGATATTTGATTATATACATTAGCAACTGTTGGTACAACACCTAAATTTATTTTCATAATTCTTCTTCCGTATTTATTAACATCAAACGAAGTTAATTTAGCAACCTTTACGATCTGTGTATTATCTGCTCGGTTATAAATTCTTAACATATAATTAATTGAAAAAGATGCAGCAATAGCACTGTTTAAAATAATTGGTCTAAATAAAATAGGATTATCAAAATTTGTAGTCTGGGTAAATACTTGTGTACTAGTTTTTGTAAAGTTTGTACCAATTTGCTCACTTACATTAATTTCATGAAATACAATGTTATTGGCACCCCCTGAACTAGAATTCAATTGTGCTATAAAATTTGCAAAAGTAGATCCAGTTACCTGGCCACTCAATTCAAAATAATCACCTCCATCTGATTCCTTTACTTCAGCATAAAGATTATCATAAATATCTCTGCTCGCAAAGGTTATTGCATTTATTTCTTCAACATTATAATAGTTATAACCGTTATCTACGATAGTTTCATAAATACCTGTAGCCTTGAATGTAATTGTAGGAGTACTTAAAAATCCTTGCCCTTCAGTTAATCTATATCCTAAGCCATTAGGTACTGATTGACTAAAACTATTATTCATAAAGAATAATGACGGTACTCTCCATTCTATATAAGATGCATAAAGCTTGTCATTAATTAATACAGGGTCTGGGTTAAATACAGGTGTATCTGTTTTTAAAAAATTAATAGATGATAGGTTAAGCATTACACCATCTCTACGAGGTACTAAAGTTTCAAATATAATTCCATCATAACCAGTGAAAGTAAAGCCTGCAATAAAATGTACTTTTATTTTATCATATGCAATATTTTGCTGTGGGCTAAATACCTGTAATAAATCTACACTGTTTGTTAACTCTAGGTCAAAATCATTATAGGGTACCCCTACGCTTGTGTCTAAATAAGCATATTGGGTTTTATTCTTGTTAATAGCAACAGCAGATATATCACGATAATTACCCATCTCTGCCGACACCCCATCAGTATTAAATAAGTAACTACCACCAGTATGACCGTCCCTCATGATTTCTATCGGGTAGGTTCCTGTGTTAAGCTCGGTAGGGTTTGATTGGCTAGTATAAATATACTCCAATAAAATACCGTCTGCTATTTGTATGAATTTAGATGACTCCATTCTTTTTATTTATTTACCATTGTAAAAACTTTGGTGTATAATTTAAACCAACTCCTACATAAGGTGTTACTCCATTACCGCTTAAACCAACACCTAACTGTAATCCTAGGCCTAATGTTTTTCTGTTTTGAAATTGTAAATCCTTAAACGCTTTACTTCTTTGATCAATTAAAATCCCTTCTGCACTATTAAATGTAGTGCCTGGGTAATCGGTTGAAAGATTTACAAATAATTCTTTTGTTTTATTATCTCTGGTTAATGAAGCAGATAAAAATATATTTTGTTTTAAGTCAATAGTAGCATTACCAAAATCAACAATAGTTCCATCAACTTCATACGGTACAAAAACACCAACATCCCTAAAGCTTTTACCCCATGTAGCTGTATCTGAAAATGTTAGTGCAGAATTAAAATTTCCTACTATAGTATCAACAACAGTAACAGGAACTTCAACAATAACCTCCTTAATAACGGTTTCTGTTTTTATTACAGTTAACGGTGGTTTTCCTTTTTCAAAATCTAATTCATCTTCAACTTCTTCTAATGTTAAATTAAGAGCTCTTATTTCAGCAGCTGCATTACCATTTGCATCAATATAATTTTGAATAGTATCTAATGAAGCCTTCCAATTATTTTCAATTCTACTTGCTTCACCTTTTGCTTCATCTGTAGCTTGACATTGTCTTAATAATAAAATACATAGCACTACAATACCACCTAATAAAAACATTCTAGTATTTTTAGGATCCGTAATTATGCCTAATATATTTTTTAATATTATCATATTCCTTCTTCGTAGACTTTCATTAGCTTATATGGAGTAACTTCACTCTCTCCATATTTTTCTATTAACTTATCCATAAATTTTCTTTCATTACCTTTCATTATATCAAGCTCTTCAAAAAGATTATCTCTCTTTTCAGCTAAACTCTGAATACTTTTTTGCATAAGATCTATAGAGGTTTCAATTTCTTTATACCTATCTATAAACTTAGCCAATTCCTTTTTTTCTTTTTTATTCATTTATTTATTTTTAAGAATTTTAATTATTATGCTCCTTCTTTTCCACCACCACTGGATTCAGCAGTAGAATCAAATACTAATACTCTACTAGGAACTGTACCGGTTGCACCACCAAAGACTCCAAAAGTAGAACCTAAATATCTCCAACCAGCAGTAACAGGTATTCCTTGTGATAGTGATGATCCTGCGTTTGAATTATAATATGTCTGTTCTGAACCTACAAATATAAATTCAAATACCCTAGATGCAATAGTTGATTGCCATCCACCGCCAGGGTTAGCGGTAACTGCAGTAGAAATTACTGATCCTGCTGTAGAATAAATACCATTAACGCCATTTATATCCCATGGGTCATATCTTAAATTTATTGTCCCAAATGCCGCTCGCGCATAACTCTGTGACTTTCCACCACCACTAGTAGTCATAGTAAATTTACTAGGTACATTGACCACCTCAACAAACACACGCTGACCTGTTTGTGAAAGATCTGATGAAAATACTAAATCAAAATCATAATTAAAGTTTTGATTATCATTTAAACTTGAAATATTTGTAGAGTCTACTGGTGATGTTCTTGCAATTACTAATCTATAGTATGGCGAATTTATATAAAGATTACTAGCAGGTGAAATGCTAGCATAAGGATCAAAATAGTTTTTATTATATCCATTATGACCACCCCATATTAGGGTATTACTAATTTTAGTTCTATCTCTTGAAACCGTAAACTGCTCAGACTCTGGAAAATCAGCACTTGTGGCACCACCCGAGGCAGTTGCTGACCCTTGCTGGAATGCACCATCAATACGGTTTACAAATATACCTTGGCGATCTGATAATGGCGATCCTGCAGGATACTTAGGCTTTCCTATAACAATTGAGCCTGTCCCATCTTGAAATTTTTGGAACATAACACCATCATTTACATCAAATGATCCAGGTCCACCGAACCTTTGTATAGTTGAACTTTCAGGTACCACAGAAGTATCAGTATCAAATAAAATAAATTGATCACTTAAATTAGAATTTGTAGTATCAGAATTGTTTGCAGTCCATGCCTGCTTACCCCTAAACTGAGTATAAGGTATAGGTTCTGACATTGCTAATCTTATATAAGGTTTAGATGAATCAAAGCCCATTAAATAAATGCTTTGGTTACTCCTAGCAAAGGTTACACCACCTGCACCAAAGGAATCTAACTTTAAATCGGAATTCACACCTTCGGTTCTAATAGTAATTCCATTAACCGCCTGTGTTGTTATTTGATTTAATCCTGATTTAATCTCTGCAAAATTATCACTATATAATCCTGCATCTCCATTATTAGCATCAAATACAATATTACCGTTATTTGTAGTACCACTAATTACGCTTGATCCTGTTGCATTAAGATATACCCCCGTGGGTGAAGCAGTTATTGTATTTGCTCCAGTACCACCTGATAAAATAACACCTGAAGCAGATTCTATTTTTGAATCAGAATTACTAGCAACACTAAACCTATCAGTTAAAACTGTAACCCCACCTGTATAAGATGGTGACGGCGTAATTCCACTTGAAGGAAACTTTCCTATTATAAACTCATTAGAAGCAGATGTACCTACGGTCTTAACTATAAGCTTACCAGGTTCACTTGCACCTGTCAATGAATTAACATTAATTGTTACATCTGATTCATCAGCTGCAAAGTTTTGTGTACCTTTAGTACCAGTTGTAATGCTAAAACCGTTACCTGTTCTATATGACTGCCCTCTGTAACCACTATCTATACTAAACCCTATTCTATCATCAACCGTAGCACCTACACTAGGTAACTTAGGTGTTGCTATATTTAGCCTATCATCTTTAGATAAAAATATAGTTGATAATACATCTAAATCATTTTGTTCAAATAAATCACCAGCTATTCCTCCACCTCCCATAAATGAAATTGCTTTTGAACCTGAATCCTTTTGGTGAAAGAGTGCAGTTAATTTAGAAGAGTCTAATTGACCTGCCATACCAGTTGTAAGCTGATAAGCAGATGTTAAAGGTATACCTGGATAATCATTATCATTAGGACCAGCTACACCAAACGCAACCGAAGGAACCCCTTCGTTATTTATGCTTATTGTATTACTACCAGGCTGCATAAGAGCAGGGTAAGAAACATTTTTTGCAGTAGCATCATAATTATCAGCACCTGAATTACCTGGGTTTGGGGAATTACCCCACTGAGACCATCCTATTGATGCACCGGTCGCCCCTTGCGGCCCTTTTAAATTAATACCCGTATTGCTCCAAACTAATCCGGTGTATTCCCAAACATCCCCGTTACTCTGTAAATAATAGTCAGCTGCTAAAGGAGTAACAGTAGGAGGGGTAACATTAGGATCATCGGTACCTTCATACCATTCTGTCCCTCTTTCACCTCTACCGCCAATTGGGCCTGATGGGCCTAATGGACCTGCTGGGCCTACCGGACCACCACCATTTAACAGTAACTGATCAAAATTAAAATTAATTTTATCAACTGCTTGTGAGATAGTATCAGAAGCAATTAATTCTTGTATGGTGATTGCCATCTTTAAATCTTTATTTTTTAATTAAGGTAACACTGAATCCAAACGACTCAGTAAACCCTTTCCTTTTGTTATATATTAGCTTTAAATCAAATGGATTAGTATTTAGTAATTTAGAACCAATAGAAGTGTTTACACTTAATCCTGCATTAACCTTTTCTGCATTTGTTAGTTGAGCAGTAGAATAATCCAACGGTAATTTTTGCCTGGTGCTTTTTACATAAAACTCTACCGATGAGATCTTATACAACTGTAGAATGTTTTGTGTAATATATCTTTCAACATCATCATCTATAGAATCTATATCATTATAACTAAATTCAGGTTTAATGTACTTTTTAAATTGATCTCTAATAGGTGTAAACAAATATTCAATTAACCTTTTTTGTATAAAGTTATAAAAAACAACAGAAGTATCATTTTCCTGAGTCATAAATGTTCCATCTATTAATGAAGGCTGCCTAATAGCACCTTTATCAAATGGTGAATGTAAAAAAGTTTCTAATTTTATTTCTTGTGGTACTTTTAAATACTTAGAACCATAAAATGACTTTCTTTCAGTCATTGCCTTTGTTCCTATAATAGATTCTATTTGTGACTTGTCAATACTTTTTCTAAAATAAGAAGGTTCCCAGTTAGATGAAAATAGATAAAAATCTCTTTTTGCTATACCTACTTCATTAATAAGTGGATAAAGACTAAGATATGCGCCTTCTTTAGAAAGTTCTAATACTGTTGAAGGATCTTCCTCATTAACTTTATGATAAAATAAATTCTTTATTTGTCCAAAATTTTCAACATCATTACTATTAAACTGGGTATTGCAATATCTACATAATTCTAATACTTTAAGTTTATAAATCTCATCATCAATAACACCACCAGTATATCCTGTTGGATTATCAAAATCTATATTTAAATAAGGGTCTCTAAATGAAAATAAATTTAATGATGTTGGTTGGTAATAACCTGCATGTCTTCCTATTGGTGTTATTCTAGGTTTTGTTTGTAAAGATAAATCATATCCTATAATATCTGTAAGGTTAAATACGGTTGGTTTTGCAGGATCTGGTAAAACACCAACATAAACAGATTTTAAAATATCAGCTTGAGCTCTTAATTCAATCATAAATGTCTGTAAGATATTTCCGTTTTTATCAACTACTCTATTACCGTCTTTATCTATAGTTTCATATAG